GGCAAAATACCTAAACAACGTGACCCGCTTCCGGTCAGGGCTTGATAGAAGGTCGCGCATCTCAAGCCCATTGATCAACTCTGATCGGTTACGTAACCAATCCGCGAAGGCGGTGTAAATCGACACTGTGCCCCTGTCGGTCTGGACAATCAATCGGCTGGCCCCTTGATCTCGCAGACCATCAGGACTCAAGCCAGCCAGTGCCTCGATGATTTGATGCAAGCGATCCATTTGCTTGTCGGCTGCACTCATTCTTCGACTCCTCTCAGTTCCTGACCGTCATAGCCCCGCAAGGCGGCCCCGACCGACGGATAAGCCTCTGCCAATTCATTCGTGTCGGCAATGACGCACCGACCGTCCGATAACGAAATAACATCCGCATAAATGTCCGATATTTCGACAAAATCGGCCGATAACACAGTGACCGATTCGGAGTCGGGCAGAATCCAGGCGAAGTCGGGCCGATTGTGATACAGGCGCACAAGCTGGCCTTCCTCGATGGTGTACGTGATCATTCGGTCGCCTCTACGGTGTATTTAGCCCGCAGCACCTCAATTGCCCGCCGATCCTGCTCTGCGGTCAACGTCAATTGACGACTGCCGCCGGATGAATAGAGCGTGGCATGGTCAACCGAAACCAGAAACCAGCCAGTCGACCTGCGTTCGATCCTCACCCATGTCCCGCTTCGCGAATATTTGTAAGCGTTCGCGACCTTTCCGCCGCTGGTCGCTTGCAGTTTTGCGCCGATGGCAGCCTTTTGCGAGCCTAATAAGTCGATGACCTGTTTTTCGGCGACCATTGAAAGGTATTCAATGTCGGCGTAGGTCGTCCACGTATGGGCGGTCGCCTTGCCATTGACTGCTGCAAGGGCAGCGACAATGGCAACCGTGTTTTTCTCGGTGATTTTAATCGGTTTCATCTCGTTTCTCCTGCGAGGTCTTTCAGTTGGTTGATAAGACGGTTCAGCCGGGCGATCTCGGCGGTGTTCTCGGCGGGTGTGCGCAGTAGCTGCGCGGTTAGCGTGGCGATGTGTTCGTGGATTAGCATTTCAGTTCCTCCGGTACATCTACCTCATCACCGAGTTTGCTGGCAACGTAAGCCCGCATTGCTGCGATCAGTGGTGTTGGTCCGTGATAGTCATTCCCTTTGCCTTCATCGGCAGATGCCAGGAACCCCCCTTCCTCATCGGGCCACATCGCAATACGCTCGCGCTCGATGATCGGGCCGCCCTGACTCCAGTCAACAGATGGCTTTACACGCCGACTGGTGAACAAGTACGACGCGAGGTCTGGTCCATCCCAGCCATCGGACTTAGCAACTGCCCAATCGAGGGCGGGGTCGATCAGGTCTTGTGTTTTCATCTCATCTCTCCTCAGATGGGCAGGATTGCCCGCACAGGACCGCTCGCGACCCTGTACGTGGAACCCATCAGTGCGAGAGCGACTCGCAGACCGGCCGGGGCCGGTTTCGCATTATTTAATTGTTCGACCAGCGGGGCAGGTTGCGAACAAATGCGTCGCCCTCCACGTGCTGATTCACAATCCGGTAAGCGATCCCGGCGCTTTCCAGAGCGGTCAGAAGTGTCGGCGCATCGCGGTCTTCTTCCAGCCACGCAAGGGTGCCACGGTATGAATAAGGGCTGATTCGATGGCCGATTTTGAGTCGGTCGATAACCGAATAATCGATGCCGAGCCAGCCGTGCCCCTCATCATGCAAGTGCGTGATTGTCAGGCTCTCGGGTTTTGCGTCCGCGCAATCGCCCGGAATATGTGCGGGCGGTGCAGAGAGGCCTTCGTTGTACAGGTCAGCGGCCTCTGCCATTCGTGACAGTTCGGCGCGAGCCATAGCGCGACCCTGCGCGTTACCGTGTTCAATGACGGCGAGCAATGCGGGCAGCAGGCCCTGCCACGTCGGCGTGATGTCGATGAATTTAGAGGTCATGGTTTCCTCTGGTAGCGGATAAGGGATCGAATCTCAAATACTTCCGGGTAGAACTCGGCGATCCGATCCTGCCCAAACTCCAGAGCATCGAACAGGCTGCCGAACGTGCCGACAGTTTCCAATTGATCGAGGACGTGCCAAGCATCCCCATCTCGGCAAATAACTTGCACCATCCCGTCACCGTCGGCGCAGTAGATCGTTTCGTGGTCGTCGCTAATGAAGATAGACCACACAAGCAAAGACGACTCGATAGTTCCGATGATTCTCATGTCCTGACCCCTTAGAAAGCGGCGTAAACGACGGAATCGGCAAGCACCGCGACGACGTGCGTGTGGTCGTGCAGATAAGCTTGAATGATTTCCTCCGTTGCGTTCTCGCTCATCTCGTAAGACTCGCGAATCTGTTCATAAGTTTCCTCTGTGAACTCGCAGCAGATCGCGATCACATCTAGCTCGATCTCGATCCCTGCGCCCTGTTCCAACTCTTCGAAGTGATCGAAGAGGGCATCGAGGGCAGCGTAGGAAAAGTTAGAAGGACGGATTGCCTCGAATGCTCGGTGAAAATCAGAGCGGGTAACTGTGGTCTTCATTTCAATCTCCGGTAGTGCCTCGCGGTTGCGTGGCGTGCTGATACTCTGAGGGCTGATCGGTTGACTGTCAAGCCCTGGTAAGCACGGAATTGGCACGAAGTGCAGCAGATCAGATAGAATTCACAAAAGATTTACATTCTCAGGATGTACCTATGATCAAGCTGTCGCGCAAACAGACAAGGGAAGCCCTTTCCTCTGTCCCGCTAGACACTCTTCTACTGGGGAGGGATGCGAAGACGAGCAAGCTAACGCCCCGCGAAAAACGGTTCGCCGAGTCACTCGCCATGGGTAAGAGCAAGGCACAGAGTTACAGGGACGCAGTGCCGCATAGCGTGGCAAAGCATGAGACACAGAGCAGAAGGGGGGTAGAGCTAGCAAGTAAGGGCCACGTGCAGGCCATGGTTGATGCTCTAGTGCTAGCTCAGGAAGCACAGAGACACTCTACGCCCGCAGCTCTACGTGCTCTAGTCATTCAGCAATTGACCGAACACGCCATCAATCCCGACGTGCAACCCGCCCAACGCCTGCGGGCACTAGAGCTGTTGGGCAAAGTGACGGAAGTCGCGGCATTTACAGAGCGCCGGGAGATCATCAAGTCTACTGATGTGAACACCGCTCGATCCGCGCTACTCGATAGCCTGCGTTCAGCATTGAAGGCGGGCGCAGTCGATGCCGCGATGACCCTGACCGCACAGCCCACACCGGACAGCTCACAGGCGATTGACAGTCAAGCATCTATGCCTATGCCCGATGCCGTCGATGCGCCGCCGGAAGGTAACCCCCACGCACTCGACGCGCCGCCGGACGCCGACCCCGCCACCCGCGCCCCCCTAGATCAGCCGCATTGCCCTGCCTCCACCTTGCTTAGCAATCCGCACACTCAGTCACCTCAACCTGACGAACCCCCCGTCACCTTTTCCAACAACGAAGGGGGTGGGGGGTAAATTTTCCCAAATCGGGACTTTGAGTAACATGTGTTACTCAAACTTTTCCACAAAATTATCTACAAAGCTGGCAAAAATTTTCTACAAAATTATCCACAAAGTTATCCACAGGTTTGAGTAACATGTGTTACTCAAACTTTTAGGCGAGTAACATGACTCCTGCACAAAGAGAGATCTACATAGTCATTGATGAGTGGTGGAAGAAGTTTGGCTTCGCACCCTCTATAGATGATGTGATGTTCATTACCAAAGAGAAGGGACGGGGCAACGTGTCTCGCAAGATGTGGGCGCTGGTTGAGTTGGGGATGTGTAAAGCAACTCCTAAGAAACCGCGTACTATTCGGCCTTCGTACCTTAGGGTTAGAGACATCATTTAATGAAAGATGAGCTTCTGGAGTTGATGGCAAACATGACTGATGCTCAGTTGAGCGCAGTCATTGAAACGCTGCCTAGCGATCAGAAAGAGCATCTATCGATCATCGCCCAAGAGTATGGGGAGGCTTTAAAGCGGGAGCGGGGCCAGAAGCACTTCATGGACTTCGTGAAAATCATGTGGCCGAACTTCGTTGGTGGGCGGCACCATGGAATCATGGCAAACGCCTTTGAGCGGGTTGCTAGAGGTGAGTTAAAGAGGCTGATCATTAACATGCCACCTCGTCACCGACTCTCTCTTGATACGCCAATACCCACAACGGCTGGCTGGAAAACAATTGAAAGCGTAGCGGTCGGAGACTTTGTGTTTGCTCCCGACGGAAGTCCAGTAGAAGTTACCGGCAAGTCAGAAGTTTTTACAGAGTTGTTGTATGAGGTAACAACCTCTGATGGACAGACAATTGAATGCGACGGTGAGCATCTTTGGACCGTTCGTTTTGGATCGAGTAGGCCGTATGAAACGCTATCTACGGCAGAGATCCTGCGCAAACTAAACACGGAAAGCTGGCGAACGCTTGGCAATTTACCAATGCTGCCGCGGCAGGCTGCGGCGCAATATCCGCACGCAGACCTTCCAATAGATCCGTATGTTCTTGGGGTATGGCTTGGCGACGGTAGTTCTGGTAGCTCTTCTGTCGGCTGTGCGTATGCAGACTTGTCGCAAATGCAATCTCAAGTCGAGGCCTGCGGATACTCGGTAACTCACAACCCCAAGTTCCAGCAGTTCAATATCCTGGGCTTGCTTTCGCAGCTACGCGAACTGGGTGTGCTAAATAACAAGCACATCCCAGAACAGTACCTGTGCGCTTCTATTGAACAACGAATGGCATTGCTACAGGGCTTGATTGATACAGACGGCGACGTTACCAAGGATGGCAAAGTCACCTTCAATCAAACAAACCTAGAGCTAACCAAACAGGTTTTGTGTTTAATCCATTCCCTAGGCGTAAAAGCAAGAATTACCCATCGGCAAACTAGCTGCAAAGGAATGCCAAGCAAGCCGTCGCATAGAATCATGTTCAAGCTTGCCAATGCTGCGCGAATTCCTAGAAAAGCCGTTCGATGCAAAGCGCCAGAAGGAAACTGGAGTCGGTCAATAGACGTAAAGCAAACCACAAAAACTGGACAGGTGCAGTGCTTGGAGGTAGCCAATCCCGACGGACTGTTTATGGCTGGCAGGGGGTGGGTTGTAACTCACAACACGAAGTCTGAGTTTGCTTCGTATCTCTTGCCGGCGTGGTTCTTGGGTAACTTTCCGCATAAGAAGATCATCCAAGCCTCTAATACGGCGGAGCTTGCTGTTGGCTTTGGCCGCAAGATCAGGAACTTGGTGGACGGGGAAGTCTATTCAAAGGTCTTTCCAAACGTCGCCCTTCGGTCTGACTCTAAAGCTGCCGGCCGCTGGTCTACCAATTCCAATGGCGAGTACTTTGCTATTGGTGTTGGAGGTACCGTTACGGGTAAGGGCGCCGATCTTCTGATTATTGATGATCCTCACTCGGAACAGGAAGCTAAACTGGCTGAGTCAGATCCAACCGTATTTGATTCTGTTTATGAGTGGTACACATCCGGTCCTCGCCAGCGACTACAGCCTGGGGGGTCCATTGTCATCGTACAAACCAGATGGTCCAAGCGCGATCTGACCGGCCGGGTTCTGAAAGACTCCGCTCAGCGCGGTGGGGATGAGTGGGAAGTCATTGAATTTCCCGCAATTCTTCCTTCGGATAAACCCCTATGGCCGGAGTTCTGGACATACAAAGAACTTGACGCCCTTAGAACTGAACTGCCCAACGCCAAATGGCAGGCCCAGTACCAACAAAACCCGACCTCTGAAGGCGGGGCAATTGTTAAGCGTGAGTGGTGGAAACGGTGGGAAAAAGATGATCCTCCGCCGTGTGAATTTATTATCCAGTCATGGGATACAGCGTTCCTGAAATCAGAACGTGCCGACTATTCAGCCTGTACTACATGGGGCGTATTTAGTAATATTGATGAGACTGGAAAATCCCAGAGCAATATTATTCTATTAAATGCGTTTAAAAAGCGTATGGAGTTTCCTGAGCTAAAGCAGCGTGCTTATCAGGAATTCAAGGAATGGGAAGTGGATAGCTTGATTGTTGAAGCCAAAGCCGCCGGCTCTCCGTTGATATTTGAATTACGTGCAATGGGAATTCCTGTTCAGGAATTTAGTCCCACAAAAGGCAACGACAAAATAGCCCGATTAAACGCGGTTGCTGATATATTTGCATCCGGCATGGTCTGGGTTCCTAATACCAACTGGGCAGAAGAGCTAATCGAGGAGGTCGCATCGTTTCCCGCGGGGGATCATGATGACCTTGTTGACTCAATGACCCAGGCTTTGTTGCGTTATCGCAAAGGCGGATTTATTCGCTTGGCATCAGATGAAGAAGATGAGCCTGTGTACAGGCAAAACCGGTCGTATTATTAATTAAAAGGTCAGGTATGAGTATCGATAAAATGCTGTCCCCCGATGTAATCGCGGCCGAAGATATTGAAATCGTTATTGATATTCCAGAAGATATTGAAGAAATCGAAGAAGATATTGAAGAAGATTTTGATGTCAATCTTGCGGAAAACATGGATGAAGGCGTTCT